GCGACAGATACTGACGCAATAAAATCAATAGGAAAAGTTCCTGAAGCAAAAGATAGTGAAAAATCACCAATCTCTGAAACAGCAAATTTAGGTTCATCAAATAGTGCTAATGTATCTGCTGCCATTGATCCTGAAGGTACAAGAATTGCCTTGGTTATTTCGACTGATAAAGAATGTATAGCTCGGAATGGTTATGGTGAAGTAATTGAACATAACACATTGAATTGTTTCAACTATGCTAATAAACCATCACTTTATATGTCATCATCACGAAATCCTAAAATGACGTATGACCAGAACAAAGAAGTCATATCTGAGCAACAGTTGTAAGGTAGCTATGGCAATTTAGTAAGATAAGAAAATCCTGTATGGAAGTCACTACAAATTGTTTGAAAAAACATATCCAATTGTTTTTTAATACTTAATATTAGCGACTACTCACTACATCTTGTTTGGATGCTCATATTTGCTGATTACTTATGGCAAATTAAGTAAGAATATTTTAAATCATCTCCAAAAGGAAAATGACCAATGACTCGACAATTCAACCCAGTAATAGACCACGCTGAATTTCATAAATTAGCGCATGATTTAGAACCAATAAAAAGTGAATTCAAGCAATTATTAGATGACTATAAATATTTGAATGATAGATTAATGAATGCTGAAAACCCCATAACTAATGGCGAAATTGATTGGCTCACTATCAGAGGAACTCAAATAAATCAAATTCTATCTTATGTTTACACACAAGTTATTGATATTAAGGGTGAAGATGAAGTATTTAACATACTCAAAAATATTGATCAAAATAAATGTATTCAAGATTTTTACGACCAAATTCATGACCGAAGAGAATTAAAAATCGAAAATGATCCTGTATTGCAGGATTTATACGAAAAGGTACGACAAGAAAAAATTAATGCTGGACGCTCTTAAATTTCAAATCGCTTTATTAGGGTCAATCTCGAAGAGTTGACGTTAATAAAGTGAAACTTGCGAACAGATTCAAGTCGGGTGGTTACAGGCATTTACAGAGCAAGAACCGCACCGTAATAAAAAGTCATAGCCACACAGATTTGCGTAAGCTTGCTTGCACGCAAATCGAGTAGCGTTCTGATTTCTGCATAACTTATATTATGTTATTTAAGATACACTTGACGGCAAGATCGTTTATGATCGAAACCGTCAGGTGCAGCACCAACGATTGAAATGAGTTGCGGTAACGCAACTAAATCAGGGTGCTGTCTTAGATATCTTATTTAACATAAAATGAAGTTATGCGACTTCAGGATGACTAAGAGTTTTATGAATCAATATATTAATGAGTTTTCAATAAAAGATTTTGCTGATAGTAATGCTGGTTACAAGCATAATTTTCTAAGCATTGAAAACATACCGAAATGCGGTCTTTTTAAATATTCATCAGAACCAGTTTTGTTCGAACCAGATTCGGGAAATAGCGATTTTTCAGTAATTTATGTACCAATAAAGCCCGCTTTAGAATTATTAGATGATTACTGTGAAATCCACTCGTACAAATGGTATAGAGTAAGAAAAAATATAAGTGAAAACAATGTTATACATTACCCTTGGTTATCTATTGATTCTGAGAATGAAGTTTTTTTAATGGATGGCAGACATAGATTGCTAGGGTTACTATTATTAAAGGGCTTATCACATGCACCTGTTAATGTTGAATCACATCATGTAGAGCAAATTACAAAATATTTTGAGCTTATCGAAAATGATTGAAATGCTATCTTTAATTGTTGCACTTACATCACTAATCGTTGCTTATATTGTTTATTATAATAATTCTATTGGTGATGTTGTTGTTTATGCAAAAGTGGATTTAACAAGACCTACAATGATTAATCTCGTTATTCATAACATTGGGAAAGGAGTCGCTAGGGACATTAATTTTATTAGTCCTAATGGTATACCTGAAAAAGCTTATGGCATTGAGGGGTTGAGTGAACCTAAGAAAATTTATGAATCAGGTGCTTTAGTTGATGGTTTAACAATACTATTTCCTGATGAAAAATTAGTTTATTCATGGGGACAATTTGGTGGGCTGGAAGAGGCTTTAGATAGAAAGCCTTTGGAAATAACGATTACTTTTTATAGTCGTACAGCATTACAAATATGTAAAAGGAAAATCGTTAATAAGGTTACCGTTAATCCAATGGAATTCTCAGGCATAAGTATCAGTGAACCCTCTTTCCAAACTGAAATTAAAAAATCTTTAAAAGAAATATCTGAGTCACTGAAAAAAATGTCTAAATAAAAAAAGAGTCCACGTTAAATAGCGGACTCTAGTCTCAAATTTGGGACTTTTAACTTAATTTAAAACAATAATAACTTCGCCTGAAGAAGACACTTCAGCAGATTCTATTGCCTGATCTAAAATACGATGTACCAATTCACTATCTTTTATTGGTTCTAGCCCACGATTAATCAGCACTTTGTTCAGCTCAATAGCTTTACGTCTTAGTCTTTCTTGTTCTGAATCATTTAAACGAACAGTAACTGCCATTTTCCTACTCCAAGCCTTTCGACTCATATCGCATCTCTCCAACAAGTATACAAGTTATTTTTACGCACATTGTCATTGAACATGTATACATTAACACAAAAGTATTATAGGATTGCTTTGTGTAATAGTTACGCATGTATACATTTCATGGTGAGCAAGACTTATGGCTTCATTAATTTCTAAAGAACAGGCTTTCGAGGTCGTTTCAAAAATTATCTTTGACAGGGCATGCCAATTCATTATTGGTGGAAATCCTGCCTTTGAATCAGAAAAGTGTCTCTTTCACATCGAAATGGTCATGCGTGAATGGGGCTATAAATCAGCACTCGTTTCTGAGTATTACGAATCTGTAAAACAAGAAAATGATGGAATGCGTGAAATGGGGATGATGGAGTGATTAAAAAACAATCAATAGCCCAAGCTGAGTGGGGGGGATTGGAAAAATTTACAGCCCCCCTTAATAAGATGGGGGAAAAGAAAAGTGAATCCATGCACTCCCATTGGCAAGATGCCGATTTACCATTGCCTTTTGAACGTGAATTTCCTGTTCCATATATGCACATGGTCATGACCAGTCGTGGTCCAAGACCTGTTCAATGTAGATTGCCTGCTGATAATGAAATTGCCGTTGTAGATTGGATTAATGTCACAGATATAGTTGATACGATGGGTACTCGATTTAACACCGATGATTTAGATTTCGTTGATACCGAACGTAACTTTCAGATTGCAATAGAAATAAATAAGCACATAGAGCATATCTTTGGTTTGCAATTAACCTTTGTAGACAAAGGGATGAAAAATAGATATCAAAGTTCATTTGAAATTGGTGATAAATGTGGATTCGTTTGTGTTGGTGGTCAACGTAATACCTACCTTGTAATGCTTACTGGTCGTGGCTGTTCAATGGCTACCGTTGGATGGGAAAGACGCTTATATACATTCCTGAATAATGTGGCAAAGCGTGGAAAAATAACACGTATTGACCTTGCTCATGATGACTTTAATGGTACAAAAATCAATGTCGATTGGGGAAATATGCAAGATGGTTTAGGTGGGTTCCAGTGTGGAAATCGTCCACCAAACATTGAGCATAAAGGCAACTGGAAACGTCCAAATGGTCGTGGCCGTACATTAAATATTGGAAGTCGTGAATCAGGAAAATATCTCCGACTGTATGAAAAAGGCAGGGCAGAAGGTGATCCAGATGACAATTGGCAACGTGCCGAAGTCGAATTTAAAGCCAAAGACCGTATTTTACCTTATGACATGCTCTTAGCACCTTCCGAATATTTCATTGCAGCATATCCATGTTTTTTATTCTTGGCAGAAGACAAACAACCTGCACGAATAGAAACAATGGTGAAGTCCGCACAAATTAATGCACAAGCTGCATTTGAAACCATCAAACGCCAATACGGTAAATATATCAATCTATTTAAACAAGTCTTTGAACCTGAAGAACTTATAAATTTAATTTCACACTCTGACCCACATGCTTTTCCAAAGCGGTTAGATCACGTCTTAATGACAGCAATGAGGATGTAAAAATGATGCAATTTAAAAACAAAGTGAAAATATTAGGTGCTAAATCTGTTGATTTTAAAACAGATGATGGTCGTCATTATGATCATGTCGCTCTTTATTGTGAAATTCCATTAGATCAGTCACAAGGCAATGCTATCGGAAATGCTTGCGAGGTTTTTAACTGGCAAGACCGTAATAATTTGGTACTGCTGAAACAACATAAATTTCCGCTGGAAGCTGAAATTACCTTTGAAATGGTCACTTCAGGAAAAAGCATGAAATACGTTGTTAAACAGGTTGAATTGCCTGTTGCAACTAAATCACCGCATTAAATAGCACTATTTAATGAATTATCGAAAAAATCCTATTTACAGAACGATAGTCTACGACAGAAAAGTAGGGCAGTTGCGTAAAGAGGACTACTTAAAGATCAAAAAAATACTTGATCTCTATTTAGAGAATGTACAAGACATTGATACTACAACAAATGATGAAATTAATGATCTAAAAACATTGATTTGGAAAGTAGAACATCAAGTCGAAAGATTATAGGAATTAGAAATGACATACGTTTGCACAAACTTGAAATTAATCAATGAAATACAAACGTGTGTTCAGTGGGTCGAGCAACCTTCGTTGCTTCCTAAACTAACGTACACCCAAGCAAATGCAATCGGTGCTGCAATACTTCTTGTATTTGCTGTGGTGTTCGTTATTAACCAAATCAAATACGCCATCAAGCGTATTTAAGTTGAGGACAATAATTATGTCACAAGTAAAAATTTATCCAAAGTCACCACTGAATGAGCCACAACAGGTTCGTACTGAGGTTGAGCCAAAGCCAAAAACAGGCTTAATTCAACATATTGTTGTTACTGGTGTTTTACTTACCAGTGGTACTGCCTTTGCTGCTGAAGGTTCAGTAGATGTAAGTTCAGTTATTTCAACAATTACTGGAGCTGTCGCTACAGTATCTGCAATTGGTCTAGCGGTCTTATCTCTGTTCGTAACAGCGAAAGTCTTTAAGTGGGTTAAAACAGCCATGTAACAAAAAGGGGGAAATTGCGACGGTTGCGAGGGCTCGCAGCAACGGAGAAATTTCTCCCTTACTCATTTCTTTTATCACTCTAAATCATTGAGAAGAAACGAAATGGATATAGATACTCTAGGAGCATACCTGTGCTTAATTATTTGGATATTGGTCGCTATAAAACTATTTTAGCGATATCCGTAGCTTTATGCGTCTGCTCACCAGTAGTTCAAGCAAGTAATTTACCATCTGAAAATATTACAAATCCCACATCTAAAGCAAATTCTTATACGAAATGGGAAAGCCGATATGTGACTGACAGCATTGGTAGTAAAAAATCCATTGAAATTAAAGCAACACGAAAAGTAATCATTGATGGTAAATCACGTAATGTGACATCTAAGCTTCTTGATTACAAACCACCTAAAGGTACATTAGGAAAGTTGTTTGGACGTAGATTAATGATGGGGGCTGCTGGAGTCGGTGTGCCTATTGTCTTAGCTGTGTTGTATCGACACGGCTATATGCTTGATAAAGATACCAATACCTATGTGAAAAATGAAAATAATAAATGGCGATGGTCATGTAATGGTCAATTTTATACAAATCCTACAAGTATGTATCCATGTTTAGCTGCCAATAAAAAACGCTTGTTAGAAGCAGGCACAGATTATACCTATACCATCAATATCACTGGTCACAGCATAGATGATAGAGGCATTTTACGGTATTTCTATACCTCGTCAAGAATATTGAATGGTGAAACCATTTCATCTTCTAATACAGATCTAGCCATTGGTTCTAGCAATCCAAATCCATCACCATCATCAGAAACTTTAACGGATGAAAAACTAGACGATATCTTGAATCAGGAATTGAATAATCCTCAACCTAATACTGATATGGATGGATTAGTCAATTCATTGTCACCGAATATAGAGCTAGGCGAATCAGTGAATGATTCTCCAATATTTAAAGATATTCAACGAGAATTAGAAAAAAATGAAAAATATGAAAAACTACCTGAAGATACAGCGATAACCAGTGAAACGACCCAAAATCCTGACGGCAGTTCAAAAACTCAATCAGAATTACCAGAGTTCTGTAATTATGCTGCAAAGCTCTGTGACTGGCTCAATTGGACACAAGAAGAACCGCAAGAAAAAGAAAGTGAACCAACTGAACCTGAAGAAGAAAAATTAGATGATCTGCTTGATCAAATGCATGTCTCTTATATCAAAGGTCGTGGATATTGCCCACAGGACAATCAAATTCCTATTGATATAGCAGGATTACATTCAAATATTACACTGTCATATCAGCCATTCTGTTCATTGGCTACACAGGCTCGTCCTGCGGTCATCCTCATTGCATGGGTTGTTGCAGCATTCATTGTTACAGGTACTTCACGCAAAGCGAGTGAGGATTAATTATGTCATTAGCATCTATTCTGACAAAAGTTGCAGACGTAGTTTTATCAAAGTCCGGACAAACCATTTTAAAAAGCCTTGGCATTGGGATTGTCAGCACTACAATCAGTCTGACATTAATCAATAAATATATTGATTATGCTCAACAATCTTACAACGCATTAGGTGATGTGATTGGACTGCTCGGATTAGCAGGCTTTGATGTCGGATTATCTATCGTCTTTAGTGCCTTGGTCATCAAAATGACGTTACGTAGCAAGAATTTATCATTCCGCAAAGGTACTTAATATGATCTATGTTATCTGCGGAAAACCTGGAGATGGTAAGTCTCAATATGCTGTTTCTTTATTACTCGCCTTATCTAAGGAAAATAAGCGAATAGCTGAAAAAATTCAGGCAGGGGAAACATTAAAACCCAAAGAAGAAATCAGACCATTATATGCGGACATTGATGGTTTAAAACTGGACGGTGTTGATGTTGCGCCTAAGGATTGGAGAGATACACCTGATGGTGCAATCATCTTCTATGATGAGGTGCATTACAGGAAAGAATATGAAGATCTTACGGGTAAATATAGCCAAGACCCAATGATCAAAGAGCTTTCAACACATCGTCATCAAAATAAGGACTTATATTTAATTACTCAAGATGC